TATGTTTTGGGATACTGAACCAGCGAAGCCTGAATTCAACTATGATGTTGAAAAGAAGAAGTTCATTGATAATTTGAACTATTTATCATCAATGTCGGTTGAAGAGCAGACATTATACAAAAAGTGGCAAGAATGGAATGGTGACCTAAAAAACACCATGCCTAAAAAAGCAATTATTGCTACCCACTACGATTCTCTTTGGTTTCCAACGGATATTCACAATAAAGAACTAACGATACGAGAAATTGAATCATTAGAACCTTATGTGGAAGTCGTTGATGATAATCCAAAAGANNTGGAGTTTGTTGCTAATCCTGGCCGAAATGTAAAGATATGGATAAAGGATAGAGTTAGCGGTAAAGTTTTAGGACAGGTTTCATTGGGTTCTGATATTACATCTTTGGGTGTAAGAGATGCCTACATTGGGTGGAGTAAGGATAATAAGTTTAAGCAGGGGAAGTTAAACAATACTAGCATTGCGACTACTATTGTTTCTACACAACCTTTTGGATACAACTTTTTAGGTGGTAAATTGATTGCTGCACTTGCTACATCACCCATTGTTAGGAACTATTGGAAAAAGAAGTATGATGATGTTTTGGTGGCATTAGGAACAACTTCATTGTATGGTATTCACTCTCAGTATAATGGTATTCCGCATTTTAAAACTTTGGGAGAAAGTAAGGGTAAGATTAGTACCAAACCCGATGATAAGGTGTATGACCCGTGGCATCAATGGTTAAAAGAAAATCATTCAGAGTGGTATAAGCGAGAGATAACGGAGGAACGAGAGAGGAATGGTGCGAATATGGGTTACGAAAGAAACGGGCCTGTAAGTGGGATAAAGCAAAAAATCATACATCAAATCTATAAAGAGCTTGGTATTAAATCAGATGCTTACGATCACGGATTCAAACGGGGGGTGTATCTTGCACCATTCTATGAAAATGGTAACGAATTTCTGAAGGGGGAGATAGAAGAAGATAAGTTGGTTATGAAAGATAAGTTTGTTAAAGGTGATGAATACACTATAAATTGGTGGAAACCAAAAGCAATTCGTAGATACACCACCCTGTTTGATGAAGGGAGAATTAAACCCGAAGCACTTTTTTATGTGGATATTATAGGTATGAGCTGGGAAGAAGCAAAAGAAAGATATTTAAAAGAAGTAGGAAGATGAACAATAATGAAAATAGCTTGTGGGTAGAACGATATCGCCCATCTGGACTTGAAGGGTATGTTGGTAATGAACATATCATAGAAAAAGTTAAGATTTATATAGAAAACAACGATGTTCCCCATTTGCTATTGCACGGGGATGCGGGTACTGGTAAAACCACACTTGCGAAAATCATAGTAAATGCTATTGATTGTGATTACCTTTATATCAATGCATCGGATGAAAGGGGTATTGATACTTTAAGAGAGAAAATCAGAGGATTTGCTGCATCGGTTGGGTTTAGGAAATGGAAAGTGGTAATACTTGATGAATCAGATTTTTTAACCCCGGCTGCTTTAGCGGCACTTCGTAACCTAATGGAAACTTTTAGTAAGAATACGAGGTTTATATTGACATGTAATTATCCTGAAAAGATTATTGACCCAATTCAAAGTAGATGTCAAACATTTGAAATCATACCACCATCTAAAAAGGATGTTGCAAAGAGGTTAAATGAAATACTGCTTACGGAGGGTGTTCAATTTGAAATGCCAGACCTTGCGGTGATAGTTAATAGTGGATACCCCGATATTCGTAGAGTGATAAACGCTGCACAACGGCAGGTTATTAATGGTAGGTTAGTGATTGATAAACAATCCAGTATTGAATCCACTTATGCTGAAAAGATTGTGGATATCCTAAAAAGTGGTGCAGATACCAAAAGTAAATTCACACAAATTCGTCAAATATTAGCAGATTCAAAGGTACGGGATTATACAAAGTTGTATTCAACATTATATGATAGGGTAGATGAGTATGCCGGAAATAAGGTTGGAACGACAATTGTTAATATAGCCGAAGCGCAGTATAAGGATTCGTTGGTGGTGGATAAAGAAATAAATGTAATGGCAATGTTTGTAAGTATTTTAATGTAAAGAAAGGATAAAAAATGGCAAAATTAGTAGATTTCAAAGGGATGACTCCCCAACAACCGGAACAACCGGTTCAATTTAATGTAGACCCGACAAAACTTCAGACGGTTACTTGTCCAAATTGTGAGGGTATATTTTTCGAAGAAAAAATGATGTTCAAAGAATTACCTGCAATTCAATCACCAAGTGGAAAAGCATCTATGATACCAATTCCGGTGGTTATTTGTAATGAGTGTGGAACAGTTCATCCAAAGTTTGTACCAAAAGGTTTATTTGATGCCCCCCAAGAAAAAAAGTGATTCATCCGAAGTAACAATAAAGGCCAAAACCCTTTTTGACCATTTGAGTGGTTTGAAGGAAAGTAAGGTTAAGTGGGAAACTCTTTCAGAGGGTGATAAAAAATCGTTTTCGGTTTATCTTGCCAATCGTTGGTTGAGTATGAACCCAGAATACATTGATTTGGTAAATGAAGTTCAAAGGTTCACCAATGGACAATTGGGTGCTAGGGAGGTGTATAAGGTGTATTATGATTTCTTACCGAAGAAAAAAACTTTTGATAAATACATAAAAAAATCCGGCGGAAGTGTTGTTTCTGAACAAATTATTTCGTATATTTGTAAGTACTTTGAAGTATCGGGCCGAGAAGCTGAAGATTATGTTGAGTTACTATCAGAGGTTGAGGTTAGGGATATTATAAAAAAGTATGGGGTTAAGGATTCGGAAATTGATAAAATGTATAAAGATGCAGCAAAGTAAAGAAATGGTAAACCACCCTAATCACTATGGTGGGGTAGATAACCCATATGAGGCGATTAAGGTTATAGAAGCATGGGATTTGGATTTTCATTTAGGTAACACCGTCAAATACATATCCCGCGCCGGAAAGAAACACCAAGACAAAGAGTTAGAGGACTTGTTGAAAGCAAAGTGGTATTTAGATAGAAAAATTCAAAACTTACAAAATGGAAGATAATATATTAGATGATGTGTATGAGGGGTTAGTTGTATTGGATGATTTCAAAGATTGTGTCTTGGGTAGAGTTCAACAGGCCGGTAGTGATTTAAAGGTTATTTACTCAATCAAATGTATTCTATCAAAACTTATGGAAAGAGATGGTATGAGTTACGATGAAGCATATGAGTTTTACGAATACAATATTTTGGGTTTGCATGGACAGGAATCCTTTCCAGCGTTTTTAATTGATAATGAAAAATAGTTTTAATAGCATACTTGATTTTACTACCCCCGGCGAAGTTGAGGGCGATGTAAAGGTTTCCTATTCGCAATTTACGATGTGGGCAAATTGCCCTAAAAAGTGGAAATTGACCTATATGGATGGGCATAAGGAGGATGAACCTTCTATACACCTATTATTTGGGACAAGTATGCACGAAACTATACAGGAGTGGTTAAAAACACTTTTCACAAAATCTCCAATCGAATCCGATGAAATGGATTTGGGTTCTTTTTTGAGGGATACAATGGCACGGGAGTATAAATCCTTATTAGAAACCCGACCTGATTTGAAAAAGTGGATTACGAAATCCCAAATGAATGAGTTTTATCAGGATGGGATGGAGATATTAAACGAATTAAAAAAGAGTAGAGTAGAGTTATTTTCAACCAAAAAGTGGAAGTTATTTGGTATTGAAACAAAGATATATCAGCCTATATTAGAAGAGTTTAAAAGTTTGAAAATTGTAGGTTATTTAGATTTAGTTTTTGAAGAAATTGAGACAGGTGATATATTGATATTAGATATCAAAACTTCTACTAATGGTTGGAATAGTTATCAGAAAGCAGATGAAACAAAAACTGCTCAGTTGATATTGTATAAACACTACTTTTCACAGCAATTTGGTATTGACCTTAAAAAAATTGATGTAAAGTACTTAATTCTAAAAAGAAAGTTGAATGAGGGTATGATGTATAACATAACCCGGCTTCAAAACTTTTCTCCAACAAATGGTGGTAGAACGGTTAAAAAAACCATTAAATTGTTTGAGGATTTTGTAAAAGAAGGGTTTAATACCGATGGTTCGCATCGGGTTGATAATAGTTTCCCAGCTACTGCAGGTTATAACAATAAGCAGTGTAAGTATTGTCCTTTTAAGGATAGGTTAGATTTGTGCTCAAAGAAAGAAAGAATTAAAGTTGATTTTTTGCTAGATATTTATGATGAAACGAAGAAGAATGGAAACACCAAGATTTTACAGGAGCAAAACAATGACAAGAGTTGGATTGGTAGGTAGTGAGAGGTATGAAAACCGAATGGAAATCAAAGATTTGGTTTTTAAATTAAAAAATTTATATGGTGATAGTTTAATATTGGTTACACGTGGTAATCAAAATGGTGTTGAAAAATGGGTTAAGAAGTGGGCATTAGAGATGGGAATTAAATATATTGAATACAATTCAGCATCCTCCCCAATGAACCTTTATAGTGGAATGCCGGAAGATTACTACGAAAAACCTTATCACCCAACCCAAAAGTTACATCAATATGAGTTAATTGCCAGAAATACTGATAAGATTATGTATTTTGGTGATATATCTGCGTGGGAATTAAACCACTTTAAAAAAATGTT